TGGCTGAATGGTTTTTAGGTCTGTGCCCGTGGCTGTACATGATCGGAGGCAACCACGATCTATGGGCTGGAGCCGGAGACCCTCTTAAATGGATTACGAAGTCTCAGGGGACGATGTATAGGCCATCTGAGTGCCGTATCCAGTTGCAGTTTCCTAATGACGCCAGAGTCCGTATAAACGCTCGCCATGACTTTTCTGGCTCGTCAATCTGGAACCCAGCGCACGGGCCGATGAAGGCCTTAACGATGGGCGTTAGAGACCATGTAGCAGTCGCAGGTCATAAGCACGAGTCGGCGTATGCCGTTCTTAAAGACCCAGATAGCGGGATTACCATGCACGCTTGCAAGGTGGCCTCGTATAAGACTTACGATAGATACAGCAAGGAGAGAGGGTTTAGAGACATGACCCTTTCGCCTTGTGCGGTCACGATCATTGACCCATATTTGCCGCCAGAGCATCCCGATTTGGTCAAGGTGTTCTGGGACCCCGACGAGGGGGTGGACTTCCTTAAATTTAAGCGCAGGAAGTTCTAGGGCATATCAGGCCACCTGCGATTGTTCTTGGAGTAGTTTTCTACCGCAGGAATAATTTGCAGGTTGGCCTCACAGTGTAGCCCGCACACTAATTCTGAAATCAAAGGCACTATGTGATCCACATGATGCCCCGGCTTGCCTTGGCACTCTTGGTATATACGCGATATTGCGTCGCCATTCGCCCATAACGGGATAGCGTTTCTAAGCACCGCCCGTCGCTTGCCGGTCATTGCGGCAACGGCAGCAGGGTTATTCTTTTTCCATGCGGACTTCCACGCCCGCGCTTTTTCGCGGTTTTGTACAGACCATTCGCGGGATCGTGCGTTTTCAACTTCGCGGCCAACGCTCTCAATCCGCCGCTTATACGCCACGCCACGGTTACGCTGGTTCCAGCGCTTTGAGGCTGCTCGTGTCTTGTCTCGATTGTTTTCCGCCCACTGCTTATATCGGGCGTAATACTTGTCGTGGTTGTCGCGCTGCCACTGCGCGGAATCAGCAGAGTTGCACGGCTTGCAACGAGATTTATGGCCGTCTTTTGACGACTTAAACCGATGGAATTCAGTTAGTGGCTTGACCTGAAGGCACTTGGTGCATTGCTTCTGCATTATCCAATTGTACACCAACCGCAGGCTTGGCGGCGGCGCTGAATATCTCAGCCCGTTCGCGGTTTGCACGCAGGGTGCAGTACCGCTGGTGCAGGCGCTTGAGGAACGTGGAACGCCGCTGACCGGCAATCTCCTCGTCCAAGAGCGCCTTGACCTCGGCCTCGTTAAACAGATTCAGGTTTTGGTTCAATACGCGCCAGTTCTTCATGGCCGTATTGTAAATGAATTATTTAAGGCGCTGCAAGTAAAGCGCCTGTAGGGCGCATACGGTGTCGTCCGGGTCACGGGCTTCGTACCACTCGCCCCTCGGCTGGAAGAAGCCCTGAAAGCGTTTCTGGCCTTCTGACAGCCGCCCGCCCTTGGCCTTGACCTCTATCCAGCATATCCACGCCATGCCGTCGTGCATTGGCTTGACGGCCAACAGGTCGGGGATGTCGTGCCCTGCCGAGGCGTAGTCAATGACCTCAAAGTTCGCCTTACGTAAGGCTTCTACGATGTCGGTGTGGTTGTTGTCTCGGCGTTTGGCGTAGCGCATACGCCGATTATGCCGGTTTGCACCTAGCCTTCAACTTCGTCACACCCGGCTCGCCCCACAGTTCCCGCACCATCCCCCGAACGTGCGGGTCGCCGTATGCCTCAGTCGCATCGTCCAGCGAACGCAGGATGTCACCCACGTAGTTCTTCAACCAAGATGTGCGCTCTGCACGCTGCGACCAATCGCCTACGCCGATCCGAGCAAGGTACGCATCGGCTAACCGCAGTTTGCCAAATGGCGTGTGTTTGACGCTTTCCCAATACCGCACGTTGGCCTGTGACGCCCACGATATGTCGGTGCTATTTGTGACTGGATTATTCATTGACCTTCAGCACGCATTGAATTTGGTACAGGCGCAACGCAGGAATCTTGTCTTCCTTGAACCAGCGCAGCACAGCCTGCCGGGTTACGCCCAACGCCCGAGCGATCTCGCTCTGGGAGCCATAAATCTTCAGTAGTTGTTTCGGTGTCATAGGTTGCACAGTAACAGGTGTTGACATGATCGTCAACGGGAGTATACTGCACTTCGGGGATTGGCCCCGATGGAGAAAGCAATGGAAGACGATTACCGCATCTTGGCCGAGCAGGAACGTGACCGACTCATGGAGTTGCACTGCCGCGCCGAACACGCCGCCTTCAACGTCATCGAAGGCTTAAACGAACTCAACCGCATCGAAGCCGAAGGCGCTTTCAAACTGCACCAAGCATTTGCAGAGTGCATCGCCGCTATTGATGCCGCATCCGCCAAACTGAGGAATCCGCAATGACTTGCGACGACATTATCCGCATGGCTAAAAATGAATATGGCATTTACGCCTTTACAGCCGAAAGCCTTGCACACTTCGTTGTCTTAGTTACCGCAATTGAGCGTGAGGCGTGCGCTGAGTTGTGTGACGAATTAGTTGAGCGCAACAGGGCAGACGCTCATGTCGCATGGGTTTTTGGTAATTCACAGTGCGCCGACGCTATCCGCGCAAGAGGAGAACAAGCATGAAGGTCTACGAGAAGATTGCCGCTGTCACCGCCGAACTATCCAAGATCGGCATTAGCAAAGACAGCAAGAACCAGTCGCAGGGCTACGCTTTCCGTGGCATCGACGCCGTGTACGGTGCGCTCTCGCCGCTGCTGTCAAAGCACGGCCTGTGCATCCTGCCTCGCGTTACCGACCGACAGGTTATCGAGCGCCAGAACCGACAAGGCACTGCGCTGTTCTACGTCACGCTGACCGTAGAGTTTGATTTCGTAGCCGCCGAAGACGGTAGCAAGCACACGGTCATCACCGTAGGCGAAGCGATGGACTCGGGCGATAAGGCCAGTAACAAAGCCATGTCTGCCGCCTACAAGTATGCCGCCTTCCAAGCGTTCTGCATCCCGACCGAGGGCGACAACGACGCTGACTCGCAGACGCACGAAGTCGCCGCAGCCACTACCGATCCTGCGGTTGAAGCGGCAGTACAACTAGCAGCCACTATCGAGGAGTTAAACGGAATATGGAAAAGCCTAAACGCAAACGAGCGAAAGGCGCATCTGAGCCTGTTCAGCGAAAAGAAAAGCAAGTTGGCCTCAGTCTAAGGGAGCAGAGGCTAGTGAAAGAAATAGTAAGTGATGTTGAGTCATACATCGTGGCTTGGTCGCTGACCAATACCGTCGAAACGATGGAGCAGATGATCGAGGAGCGTAAGGCCGGTGCGTATCCAAACGGCGTGTTCGATAAGAACAAGGCCAAAGACCTGCGCTTGCTAAAAGATCATCGGGATGCGGCTGAGATTATTTTGTCTTGGTACAAGGTGCCGAACACATGACCTATCCCATCATCGAACTACAGCGGTGGGAATACGACTTGGTAAACCTTGTCGGCGCTCGACGCTGCTCGGCAAGGTGGGATAGCCAAGACGCCCTGCACTACGACCCGAAGCGTATGGAAGACGACCGAACGGCGCAGGTGGCTGCGTGTGCAGCAGAGTTGGCCGTAGCCAAGTACACCAACCGTTATTGGCACGCCCATGTGTGGGACGCCCGCGATCACCAACTCTACAAAGACTGGCCGGATGTTGGCAGGAACATCGAGGTTCGTCGCGTGCGAACGAGTAACACTGCCGCTGTACGACAACACCAGATCGGTAAAGGCTTGGTGTTGTTCGTCGCTAAGCCCGTCATGCCGGAGATACGAGCCGTGGAGATTCTCGGTTGGTTGCCGCATGACTTGGCATGGGAGAAGGCGACACCTTCCGACTATTCAGAAACCACACGAGTTATTTCCCCTCAACACCTACGATTGGAAAAGTATCCGTGAAGTTATGAAAACGTATACCAAAAGATCGCGTTACAACCCACGCATTACGTTTGAGCAGTACAAGGTGCTGCGCGAGCGTAGAGCCGATGCCAAGGCCAACAAGAAGCGCATCAACTACAAACCGTTGGCGCAGGAGTGGGGGATGAACCCCATGCTTATGGCTTCTGCACTGCACCGTGGCATAAAACAATACGATTACCTGCTCTGGAAGCAAGGAGAGTTGCAATGATTAGTCATCTCGCCAAACGTCCGAGCGA